CCGTTTTAATATTGTAACAAAACCTAGACAAGCTGGTATATCCACAACAACACAAGCATATAGTGCTGTAAAATGTGCATTTGCTGATTCAAACAACCCAGAAACTATAATTGTAATTGCAAATAAATTAAATTTAGCTAAAAAATTCACTAAGGGAATTAAAGATTATTGTTCTCAATTACCTAGATGGGTTTGGGGGCCAGATTATTGTGGTACAGAAGAAAAAGAAAAGAAAAGTATATTTATAAAAGATTCACAAATTGAGATTGAATTACCTAACGGTAGTAAAATTATAGCAGTAGCAACTTCAACAGATGCTTTACGTGGATACACCCCAACATTACTTATATTTGATGAGGCGGCTTTCATCGTTAATGGTGCTGAATTATATTCTGCGGCTATTACATCGTTAGGTACAGGGGGTGGTGCTATATTAATTTCAACTCCAAATGGTTATGACCCATTATATTATAAAACATATGAACAATCTGAAAAGGGTGATAATGATTATAATGTAATTGAACTTAAATGGTATCAAGACCCTAGATATAATAAAGATTTACAATGGTTAAAATCTGATGAAATTATAAGTGAAGTTGAATTTACTTTAGATGCATTTGAACAAATGATTAAAAATGGGTATAAACCAACGTCTACATGGTATCGTGATATGTGTAAAAGTATGAATAACGATAAAAAGCGTATTGCGCAAGAGTTAGATGTGTCGTTTTTAGGTTCTGGTGGTAATGTTATAGATGACGAATACATCAATATGCACGATACTCAAAACGTTGAAAAACCAAAATATATTGATGATACATATTATGACGGTAATAGTGGGTTAGTTTGGATTTGGAGTGAACCAGAAGAAAAGCATGAATATATATTGGCGGCTGACGTTGCTCGTGGAGACGGTGCTGATTTTTCTTGTTTTCAAATTATTGATTTTACAACAATGGAACAAGTTGTTGAATTTCAAGGTAAAATCCCACCAGATACTTTTGCTGAAATACTTAATGTGTACGGTACTAAATATTCAACATATCTAGTAGTTGATAATGTTGGGGTTGGTAATACTACGGTATCTAAACTTGAAGAACTAAAGTATCCAAACTTACATTATGATTCAGTTAAAACTGAAAATGGTAAAAAAGTGGCTGGATTTAATATTAATGGGGTTAGATTACAATTAATTTCAAATTTAGAAATTGCTATTAGAACTAATACTATAAAGATTAAATCTAAGCGTGTGATAAACGAAATGAAGACATTTATTTACAAAAATGGTAGACCTGACCATATGGAAGGTTATAATGATGATTGTTTAATTTCATTGGGTATGGCTTTATGGATATTAGAATCTTCATTTAAAAAATTAAAAAAATTAGAAAAACAAACAAAGGCAATATTATCTGCTTGGAAGGTTGGTAATTCAAATAAAACAACAGAAGAAGAATATAATAGTGGATTTGTACCAAAAGGCCAAAGAAAAAAAACTAATACTGGTAAACCTAATTTTAACTCAAACGTTGCTAAAAATATGCAAGACCCTATGGGAGAGTTTTTATGGTTATTTAGTGGATTAAAATAAAAATATAGAAATATGGGAAGGTTAAGGGAAAAAAAGTGTTTCGCTAGAAATACAAACGTTGGTAAAGCACCAACGAATTTATATATTTGGTGTGCTGATACTCAATTAGCAGAAGTACCAGGGTCTGGAGTAAACAAAGGTGGTAAACCTAAACCTTTTTGTAATGCAACAAAGGGGTCACAGGGTTATGATAATATAACGGGATATGTTTACGAATTAATAGTGGTTAATGGTACACAACAAAAGTTAGCATACGTTGAATGTGATTATGTTGAGTAACTATTTAATTTAAAAGTTATTTCATTATAATTATTAAAAAGCAAAATTATGGCAAAAAGAACAATTTTTCAAAGGTTAAATACTATATTTAGTCCAGATGGTGTTAGGCAAAATCCCCCTCAACAATCGAATAGGTATTCAATCAATAATGATGTTTTAATTAAAACACAATCAAAAGAAGAATATGATGCTGTTAAATTACAGCAACAACAAAACAAATATTTAAAAAATGTTTGGAGAAAAGTTGATGGTGAATTATTCCAACAGTCAATTCATTATGAAACAACCAGAATTGGGTCATATACTGACTTTGAAAGTATGGAATTTTATCCAGAAATAGCAGCTGCTTTAGATGTTATGATGGAAGAAGCTACAACTACAAATGATAAAGGTAAAATATTAAATGTATATTCAGATAGTAGCAGAATAAAAGGCGTATTAGAAGATTTATTTTTTAATAGGTTGGATATTCACGTATCATTACCAATGTGGACTAGAAACACATGTAAATATGGTGATAACTTTTTATTATTAAATATTGATGATTCTAAGGGTTTATTAGGTGCTAGACAATTGCCAAACTTTGAAATTGAAAGAAGAGAAGGTGATATGATTGAAGCATTAATTAGTGGTAGAAATAGAATTAATATTGAGGATACAAAAGATACGTCTGGTAAAGTTAAATTTTTCTGGAGAGGTAGAGATGTTGAATTTAATTCTTGGCAAATTGCACATTTTAGATTGTTGGGTGATGATAGGAGATTGCCTTATGGCACGTCAATGCTTGAGAAGGCTAGAAGAATCTGGAAACAATTACAATTATCTGAAGATGCAATGTTAGTTTATCGTATAACTAGAGCGCCAGAAAGAAGAATATATAAAATATTTGTCGGTAACATAGATGAAGAGGATGTACCAGCATACGTTGATGAAATTGCTAATAGATTTAAAAGAACCCCAATTACTGACCCACAAACAGGTCAAGTTGATTTAAGGTATAATACATTAGCAAATGACCAAGATTATTTTATTCCCGTTAGAGATGAGAATGCACCAACCCCAATTGATACTTTACCTGGTGCATCTAACCTTGACCAAATAGCTGATATTCAGTACCTTCAGCGTAAATTATTTACAGCATTAAGAGTTCCTAAACAATTTTTAAATTATGATGAAGCTCAAGGTGAAGGTAAAAACTTATCTTTACAAGATGTTAGATTTTCAAGAACTATAAATAGAATACAACAAGCTATGTTAGCTGAATTAAATAAAATAGCTATCATACATTTATACTTATTAGGATTTGAAGACGATTTGGATAATTTCACTTTAACATTAAACAACCCATCAACCCAAGCTGAAATGCTTAAACTTGAGCAAATGCAATTAAAAATGACATTGTATAAAGATTCAGTTTCTGATGCTGGTAACGGCTTTTCATCTATGTCTATGACTAGGGCACATAGAGAAATACTTGGTTGGAGTGATGATGAGATTAAACAAGATTTACTTGAACAAAGAATCGAAAAAGCTGCGGCTGCTGAATTAGAAAATACTAGTAACGTAATTAAATATACTGGTATGTTTGATAAGGTTGATTCAATATACGGTGATGTTGAAATGGCACGTTCTGGTGCTTCAGCTAGTGGTGATGAAGGTGGTGATGAAGGTGGAGGAGGTTCCACAGGAGGAGGTGGAGGCTTCGGTGGGGGTGGTTTAGATTTCGGAAGTGGTGATGAAGGCGGTGATGCACCAGAAGGTGATGAAGCAGAAGCTCCAGTGGAGGGTGGTGAAGCACCTGATGCAGCTCCTGAAGCACCAGCAGAAGAAACAGCGGAAGTAGCTGAAACTATTAAAAATAAAAAGAAACTTATTACTGAACAGGTATTAAAAGGTAATGTGAAAAAACCAATAAACAAAAAGGTAAATAATACTTCATTTAATAATTTAGTTGAGTCAATTAAAGTAGATGATGAAGAAGATGTAATACTAAACGAACGGGTTAAAATTTATGATAAAAATTTAAAAATTAACGAAGATATAAATAATGTAATAAACGATATTAATAGAATGTTGGGGGAATAATGATTTTTAAATTAATTAATTATATTTATATAAAAAAAACTTATGAGTAATTTTGGTCAAATAAAACACACATATAATACTTTACTTGCTGACGGTATCGCAAATAATAGTAGCAAAGAAAAAGTTGAGTTTAAAAAATATATAAAAACTATTAAAGAAAATAAAGTTTTAAAAACTCAATTTGATGTCTATTATAATATTGAAAACAAAATAGAAACTGATGGTTGGAAAGCCCTTAATTATGTTAATGAATGTTTATCATTAATAGAGGGGGTTTCAAAAAAAGAAATTAAAGAAGCGAATTATAAATTAAATGAATCAGAATACATAAAAAATAATAAGATAGATATTGATACTGTTAAATTAAATTTATATGAAGCCATTGATACTTTAATTAATACAGTAAAAAC